AGCAGTGGTATCAACGCAGAGTACTTACCAGGTGAAGCCGAACTACGGGGGCACGCTCACCGGCAACAGCGCCGGCGGCGGCGTCGCCTCGGCGAACGGCACCGCCGCTGCGATCGCGGTGGCGGTGGGCGGCACCTTGACCGAAGCCGCGCTCTCGACCACCGGGGACTTCGTCAACGTCGACTACGCCATCACCACCAACGCCGGCGGCTCCTTCACGGTGCAGTTCTGCCAGAACTCCTCGAGCGCGAACGCCACGGTGATGAAGGCCGGCTCCACCATGATCGTCACGAGGTTAGCCTAATGCTGCAGTACTTCGAGACCTTGACCGACGATTCCGGCAACTCGCTGCTGGGCGCCACGGTGACCGTCACCGCCTTTCCCGGCGGCGGCGCGGCCGCCATCTACTCGACCAACGGCACTGCCTCGCCGATCGCCGCCTCGACCGTGATGTCGGACATCACCGGCCAGGTGAGCTTCTTCATCCCGGACGGGGCGTACATCCTGACCTACATCTACAAAGGCACCACCTACAAGGTGAAGACGCCGGTGCAGATGATCGACCCCCTGGCGTTCACCGCCATGGCGGACGCGGGCAGCGCCAACACCTACGTCATCAACGACACGCGCCTGCCGGTGAGCCTGTACACGGGCCTGAAAGTCGAGTGGAAGGCCGCGGTGACCAACACCGGGGCCTCGACCCTGAATCTCAACAGCACGGGCGCGGTGGCCCTGGTGGTGCCGGGCGGGGCGTCCCTGACCGGCGGTTCGATCATCGCCAACGGCATCTTCCGCGCCGAGTACGACGGCGCCCAGTGGCAGCTGCAAGCGCCCATCCCGCCCGGGCCGCCGTATCCTGTGACCGCGGTCGAGACGGCGCTATCGGTCTCGGTGGTCAACACCTCGGTGCCCTCGGGCTATGTCGATCGCTACGCGGTCAACACCACCCCGGGCACCACCGACATGGGTCCGGCCCTGCAGATCGCGATCAACGTCGCGCTCGCGACGGTGGGCAACGGCCAGAACGGCGTGCCGATCCGCTTTCAGCAGGGCGCCTACTCGATCGCGACGCTACCCTCCTTCGGCGCCGCGACCACGCTCATCATCCCGATCGACATTGGCGGCGTGGGCGATGCCGCGACCCAGCTGATCCACAACGGCACGATCTCGACCGCGCCGCTGTTCAAGATGACCGGCAAGAACGGCTGGTGCATCCACGACCTCATGATCACCGGCAACAGCGCCCACAAGAACGACGGCATTTACGCGGGCGGCGTGGGGGGTCCTGAGCAGATTCTGTGGCGGGTGGAGAACGTGACCAGCTACATGGCCGGGGTGGGCCTGCAGGTGGCGGACACCAACGACTTCGTGGTGCGGCGCTTCAAGCACTGGCCGAACAACGGCATGAACTCGCCCTCGCCCGGCACCGACACCCTCCCGATCGCGCAATCGGTGTCCGCCTCCGACATCGGCCACGGTATCCATGTGACCGGCGGCTTCGTCAATCTGGGCACCTTCTACGACTGCGTCACCCAGCCCTCGACCAACTTCTTCGGCGGCTCGAACGCGATGCGCGGCATCCTGATCGACTGCTCCTCGAGCACGAGCCTTACCTTCATCGGCTGCGATGTGGAGAGTTACGGCGGGGCGGCCGGTAGCGAAGTGGGGTTTGCGGTGACGAGCTCAGGCTCCGTGTCGCAACTGACGGTGATCAACCTGTACCAGGAAGGCACCCAGGTCCAACTCACGAGCGTCGTGTTCTCGACCTTCATCGGCTTGACCGACGCCACGGTCGCGACCTCGGGCAATTCGGTCGGCACCTTGGTGCTGAATGCCGGCACGCGCCAGAACCTGTTTGTCGGCGTCTCCCTCAACGTGCTGAACGAGTCGAGCGCGTCGAACTACGGAAACACCTTCCAGAACTGCAACATCCGCACCACCTGGACGGATAACAGCACCGGGCCTGTCGATCGGCGCTTGAATTGCCTGGTGCCGGGCGGCGGGATCGTGCGCGACTGGGGCGGCACCGACTCGGTGAACATCAACCAGACGAGCGCCGGCACCGCGGCCGCGCCCAACTGCTTCACCTCGAACTTCTACCGCCTGGTCGAGATCGCCGGCGCCATCGCGTTCACCATCAACGCGCCCTCGAACCCGGTGCTCGGGTTCGAGATGACCATCGTGATCGCGAACGCGACGGGCGGCGCAGGTCCGCAGCCCACCTTCGCCGCGGGCTATCACATGACGTCCAACACCCCGGCGAACCCGGCGAACGGCAACGAGTCCACGTTCCGCTTCAAGTACAACGGCTCGACCTTTCAACAAATTGCGGCGCCGGCGGCCACCGTTCCCGATTGATCACCAGGAGACCCTTCATGGCGGATGAACTGAAAAAAGACGAGATCCAGGCCGAGGCGGACGCCACCAAGGTCACCGGCTGGGTGAAGACGCACGTCGCCTGGCTGATCGGCTTGGGCGCGTTCATCGTAGGCGCCCTCGCCGGCCACCTCATCCGGTGAACCCGGCGACCGCGGCCCTCCTGCGCCAGGAGCTGCGCGGCGATGAGGGCGAAGTCCTCAAGGTCTACGATGACAAGACCTCCCGCCCCGTGGGCGCCGGCTCCGCCCTGCAGGGCAACCCGACCATCGGCGTGGGCCGGAACTTAGCCGCCCGCGGGATCAGCCAGGCGGAGGCGGAACTGCTTCTCACCAACGACCTCGCCGCCTGTGAGGCGGATCTCGCCCCCGGCCTGCCCTGGATCACAACTCTGAGCCCTGCCCGGCAGACGGTGATCTATTCCCTGTACTTCAACACCGGGCTCGGCAACCCTGCGCGCTTCGAGGCCAAGTGGCCGAACTTCTTGGGCCAGATGAAGGCCGGACAGTTCGCCCAGGCGGCCGATAACCTGGAGAGCACGCAGCCATGGGCATCGGAAGTGGGGCCACGTGCGCACCGCTTGGGCGAGCTCGTGCGCTTTGGCTGATCGTCTGGAACAACCGCACCAAGATCGCAGGCTACACCGGGGTGGTGGTCGGCGCCGTGCAGATGGCGGTCGCCGAGGGCCAGCACTGGCAGATGTGCTTGCTTGGCGCCGTGGTTGCGGCGATCGGGCACTACAACGACCAGCATCCGAGCTCGCCGTGAAGCGCAACGAGTACACCGACACGGTGCGCGATTTGAAGGCGCTCGTGAGGCGGGAAGCGGCCGACGATAAACGCCAGGCGCTCTCCGAGAACATCGATAAGATGGCCGCGCAGCTCGAGCGCCAGCGCGACCAACTCGCCGACTTGCGCGTGCTGTCCGAGCGGGTGGATGGGCTGGTGTGGCTGGTTCGCGGGGTGGTCGTGACGACCGCGCTCGAGGTGATCGCCGGTGTGGTGGTGGCACTAATCGTGAAGGGACACGCATGAACGATCGAGAGAAGACGATTCTGGACGCCATCGCCGCGGCCGAGCTCATCCGCGGCCAAGCCTTTGAGGCGAACGCCTCGTTAGATGCCATCGAGGGCGCGCGGCGCCAGCTCTCGGTCGCGACCGATGAGCTGCGCGGCCAGACCACGGCGACCAAGGAGCGGGTGACCTGGCTCATCCGCGAACTCGATCGCCTGGCCGCCCAGGTCAAAGCCCTGCAGGGGAAGCCGTGAACCCGTTCTACGGCGCCGCCATTGCCCTCTTTTTGCTGATCCTGTCCTTCGGCGCCGGCTGGCACTTCGGCGGGCAGTCGGGGCGCCTGGCGGACTCGACTGCGGTCGTGAAACAGGAAGCGCACGTGATCACCCAGGAGGTGACCGACACCGCCATCATCAACGCCGAGGCCAAGACCTATGCCGCCGCTCAGATCGATCCTATTGCCGCTCCTGTTGTCAGCGTGTGCCACTACACCCCGACCGCAGCTGTGCCTCGAACCGCCACCGCCGGACCCCTCCCTCATGGCACCGCCGACCTATCAGCACCAGGTGCTCGAGGTGCTCTGTCCGCTCCAGGACCCGTCGACATCGGCGAGCCCCTCGTGCGCGTCGGTCACAACGCCGACGCCCAGGTAGCGGCCCTAGAGGACTACATCGAGCACGTGTGCCGGGTGCCGGCTCCAAAATGAGATGGCCCTGGCAGCGCCGCTCGCCGCCTCCACGGATCCCGCCCTACCCGGTGCCTGTGCGACAACAGCACAAGCCCGTGGAGCCCTCAATCGTGGTCGAGGAAATAGACACGAGCGCCATGACCCAGACCGGCGTGCACAAAGCCTGGAAGCGCCTCACCGGGCGGACGGACGCCTGAAAGGGAGTTGCGGGCGGTAGAAGCGCGACCAACAGCGTGCGCTGCAGAAGAACGCCGGCCAGCCCACCGGCATGAAGCGCTGGCAGTGCCCGCAGCGCCGTTTCACCGACCCAGTCGCTTCAGCCACGCCTCGAAGGCGGCCAGCACCGAGGGCTCGAGGTAGCCATCGGCTGTTTTCACGTCGGGAACCTCACTCATTTCTGCTTGCGCGGGCTGCGCCTCTTGCGCTCTTCGCTCGCCCGTTCGATCGCCAGCTTCACGAGCTGCTCGGCCTTGAGGCCGGGCTTTCTCACCGCCCATACGAGCTCGCGGGCGCGCCGGAAACGCGGCTCGAGATCCTTGATCGCCTTTTCTCGCTCGAGGTAGTCGGCCTTGCGGTTGCTGACGGCGGCGGGAGCACTGTTCGCCGCCTTCCTGTGCGCTTCGCAGCAGAACTTGCGATTGCGAAAGAAAAACCGCTCGCCGTCGCACTTGTCCGCGAGACCGCACTCGCGCAGCGCGCGGTACGGCTGCTCCAGATCGAGCAGCCACATGAGGACGGTTGCGAGCCGCGCGTCAGGGTTCTCGGTCACAAGCGCGAAGATCTCGACTTCCTGCCGAGGCGGGCGCCACCAGATTGTCCTGCGCGTGTGCTGGCCCTCGATCGCGTAATCGTGGTCGCAGTCGACGCCCTTCGCCGTCTGCCGCCAGGCCTTGAGCTGCTCGGGAGTCTGGCGACCGTGAACGACAGTTGAGAGCTCAGCGCGGAAGCGCTCCGCGGTGCGCGCAATGTTGTCGGGCAAAGGAGCGCCAGCGCTCGACCAGCCGACCCCGCCGAACAACCTGCACCAGCTCTCGAACGCCGGGAAATTCGCGAACTGGATTGCCCCATCGACGAACTCCCTTTCGCTCAGCGCAGCCTGTGCAAGGTGGACCGAAAGGACCAACCCCACCTCTGGCCCGGAGGCGACAGCGCTGCAGGGCACTTCTTGGGATCCGGTTTTGCGCTCACGGGCTGCCTCGCCGGCCAGGTACGACTCCGCGCCCGGCTCAGGCGCGCTCACGAGCCGCATCCGATCGCCCGACCTGCTCGCCACCAAAACCGCCGACGATGAAGCACACGTAGCAGGCGAGCGGCCAGTACCATCAGAATGCTCAGTTCCGTCACTCGCAGCGAGCCACGCGGTCGAGGTCAACGCTATCGGCTGAGATCAGCCCTTCTTGCACCATGCGTTCAACGACGCGCCGGTCGAAGTGCTGCCCGTAGCAAGTGTCGTTAATGCCGCTTGGGTAATAGAGCCGATGATCCCCGTGGATTGATGTGTAGCGTTGGCCACCCCGCAACGCGCTTGCCCACTCCTTAGACCTCTTTTCGTATTCATCCTCGGTAAGCGGGTTTTCACCGAACAGGCCGCCGTTCTTCCCGAATATGGCGATGATAGGCTTGCCCCTGATCTCTCGGTGTTCGACCGCAATGCCACCGCCTGCGGGCGTAGAGACGATTACCGGCCAATCCTTGGGAAATGCGCTGAGCGCTTCGATAAAATCGCCTACCGTTTTTGGTTCTTCCCAAATATTCACTTGGCTGCTCCCCGGTCAGATGCGGTCATTGGGAAACCTCCCGCGCTCTTTCATGCGGACTGTTCCGCAGCGACAGCACACGCGATAGATGATTCTCGCCAGTTCGAATGCCAGCGTGAACTCATGGTCAGGGCCGACGAAGGTGTCACAGCTTCCCGAGCCATACGGTTGCACGTCGAGTACGTCCAGGGCTGGTGAGACGATCAGCATCTCTCGATCAATACCACTCATTTGACAGCCTCGGTTTTCGAAGTAGATTCGATGGCGCATTCCAGTGCAAAAGCAACGTCGCAAATAGCCGCGTATCGATCCACGCTGATAGATTCGTGGACACGATTGTACTCAGCCGATTTCTTGAGGTTCTCTAAGAACAAAGCCAGCGTTTCGTTGTTCACTTTCCCTCCGTTTCCACAGCTGAGTCTCGCCGCTTATCGCGGGTCATCGCGGCATGATCTTCATGGCTTCGCTTCGGCAAATTCAATCGGCCTACCGCAGTAAGGGCAATATGCCCAAACGTGCTGAAAACTTGGATGCACCGAATCCTCGTTGGCGTGCTCGGTTGCTGCGAACCAGCCACGGTCGCTGCTTTCCTCGCGCTCCCACACGCACTTATCCATGCTCACCTTCCCGGTCCACAGCTGAGTCTCGCCGCTGCCGTATCGCGGGTCATCGCGGCCTCCCCAGCGTGCCGTCGATGAGCTTGCGCTCATAGATCTCCTGCCGGTCGACCGAGACGTCGCCCGGCGCCTTCACCCCGATCCGCACCTGGTTGCGATTCACGCCCACCACCGTGACCTCGATATTGCCGCCGATGACCAGGGTCTCACCCACCCGGCGCGTCAGAATTAACATTGGAACCTCCTGTTACGTTGTGTTTGACCCACCCGATGGTGGTCTTGGCGTGATCCTGGCAGGCGCCGATCGCGGCGACCCAGTCGGTGGTGCCGAACGCCGCACGAAGCCGCGCCTGGAGCTCCTCGCCGAGCGCCGGGTAGTGCTGGTAGCAGTACACGAGCTGCTTGGCGGGATTGCGGCACGAGGGCCAGAGACAGCGCCTCACGGCGGCCCCTGGTCGAGGTCGGCCAGCCACTTCAAGGCCGCGTCCACCTGGGCGAAGGGCAGCTCCTCGAGCTTGCCGATCTCGAACTGCGCCAGGAAGTGGTTGTCCGGGATCCCGGACTGATCGAGCTTGCGCTTGATGAGCCCCAACTGGGCAGACGTAGCAGGGCGGGGCGGTTCCGTTGCAGATTCTGGCCGTTTCGTCTCACTCACCGGGGCTTTTGGTGCACTGGGGGACGTTTTCGTCTCAGCCGCCGGAGAAGCCTCAGGACGGGCGCGGGTCTGGGCCTTGAGCTCCTCAGGGGTGGGGCCGGTGTTCGGCGGCCTGGCCTGGGGACGGAAGGCGTCAGAGGCCGCGAGAGCCGTGAGGCAGAGGTCCGCCTGCGCGCGCTTCTTCGCCATCTTGAGCACGGTGTTGGCGAGATCCTCCGGATTGGTGCGCACCTGGTTGATCGAGTACACGCCCTTCGCTCCGGTCTTCCAGCACAGCCGGCGGCGCGCCTCCGGGGTGGCGTCCCACTCCTCGCGGCACACCGCGCGGCGCCACTTGTACTTCTCCTCGTTCGACGAGCAGCGCCCGACCCCGACCCCGACCACGATGCCGGAGCCCATGTGGGTGCCCGTGATCTTGACCGTGAAGCGCACCGCGTCGGCGTCGCTCTTGTCCTCGATCATCGGATCGACCGAGATGTGGAAGGCCGAGAGCAGCATCTCCGTGCCCTGCTTGGTCAAGGACTTACCGTCCGTGCCGGGGATGGTCATGAAATGCACGCCCTCGACCATGAGGGACTTGACCAGCGCCTGGACGTGCACCGAGCGCTCGCGGATCGACTCCACCGACATCGGCGGGGCGGCGATGAGCACCAAATCGCGGGAATCGGTGGCCATCAGTCCGCCTGCCGGCGCAAGAAGGCCGGAAGGGTGGGATCCCACGGGGTGCCCAGCAGGGCTGGATCCGCGGCGCCCTCGAGACGCAGCCGGCGCGCGTCGCGCAGCGCCTCGATGCGGGCGATGTGGGCGAAGAACGCGGCCTCCTCGGCGGCGTCCATGGGGACCTCGAAGCTCACCAGCGCTCCCCCGACTCGGCCATGCGAAGCCAGCGCTCGGAGTCGTAATCGCGCCGGGACTCCTCCTCCGCGTGCAGGTGCCGAACGTAGAGGCGCTTCTGCGCGAACGACCAGCGCGACAAGTCGGGCCGCGGCACGACGCGCGCGCCGTGACAGATCGCGCAGGTAACGTCGTAGACGCCATCGAAGTAAGCCTCGGCGAAGTCCGGATCCTCGGCCATCTCCTCCGCGGTGATGCCGTTACCGTCGACCGACGGGTTCACGTAGGAGCCGTGCCCCTCGCAGCGGGTGCACATCTCGAACTTGGCGGGAAGCTGCAAGTCCTCGCCTGTGTCCGGGTGGACCAGGACGAAACGAGGGGCGGTGGTGTTGGGCATCGAGGTGAACTCCTGTTGGTTTCGACGCCCCCAATGTAAGCCACGCTTGCACTCAGATGCAAGGCCAGCTTGCACAAGTAATGCGACCCGCGTACCGTTCTGCCGATGAAGTACGCCACCGCGCTCGAGCATTACGGGACCGGCCTCGCCATCGCGGCGGCCCTCGGGATCAAGAGCCAGGCGGTGTACCAGTGGAAGAAAACGGGGGTGGTGCCCCAAAAAAGCGCCATCCGCCTGCAGGCCCACAGCAAAGGACGGGTCAAGGTCGACCCGAAGGTCTATGAGCGAGCGAACGGACGAGACCATGCCGGTATTTGAGCTGTCCTACCAGGGCTACGTGGTGGGCTGGATCGACTCGGCCAGCGCGTTCAACCCGGCGAACGAGGACGACCTGTACATAAATGCAGCCATTCTGGAGCGCCTGGCCGCGTGAGTTATCCACAGAAGATCACAGCCTTATCCACAGGTTTCTCTGTTGACAAAATGCGTCTCCGGGCCCATAAACGCGAACGCCCCGTGAGGGGCGATCGGTGCGGAGGCTCTAACCTCCGACTTCCGGATGAACCGTGGCAGCGGCACCCAGCGGGCAGCATTGTAACCCGCCAAACACCCCTCCGCGCCACCTCATTCCGCAGTCGGAAACCTCCGACCTTTGGCGGGTGTGAGCGGGGAATCCACGTCAGCGCACCCGGCCGAGACCGGCTACTGAGGGCCTCCCCCAGCCGGCGCGGAGCGTTGAGCTCGGGACCGCGACAAGGAGCAGGGCGCAAGCCCTGGATGAAGCGAGCAGCCGGGGGCTCATCCATGGGTCGAAGGCACGACTGCGCTCTGGGCAGACCGTGCCAGAAACTTTCCGGGCCGGAGGTGCAGACATGCCGACGTTAGAGGACATCCGAGAGAAGATTAGACGTAATTTCCCGACACAAGCGCAGTCTGACGCGAAGCGGCAGAAGCGCCTGGAGTGGGACCGAGAGAGTGCCACCACCATCAAGAGCTCCTGCGGCACGTACCGCATCTGCCGGGTGTTTCACAAAGGCGATGACGCCGAAGGTTTCAACGTGACGCTGTGTGCCACCCCGACCGCTCCGAACCGCCACCTCTCGGGCCCCTTTCTGCTGCCGCGAGACGCCCGCGAAGCCGCGCAACGCCATGCGGATGGGATTCCGCTGCAGGCTGACCTTTCATGATTTTCAACCACGACAGGAGAATTTGATGGCCAAGACCGACAAACCAAAGCTGGTGATCGCGATATTGGATCGCGGCTGGGTGTTCATCGCACGAGCCGAGGAAAAACCCGCATCGCTGATCCTGACCAACGCCGCGTGCGTCCGCTACTGGGGCACCACCAAAGGCATCGGGCAGCTCGCGCTCGAAGGGCCGCAGCGAGAAACCAAGATCGATGAGGCTGGCACTGTGATCGTACCCCGCACTGCTGTCATCGCCTTGATCGATGCAGTGGAGGCGAAGTGGCCGGGCCGGTGAGCCAACTGCCTGCGAACGGGTCCGGGGACGGGTACGGGTCCGGGTACGGGTACGGGTCCGGGTCCGGGGACGGGGACGGGTACGGGGACGGGTACGGGTCCGGGTACGGGTACGGGTCCGGGTCCGGGTACGGGGACGGGTCCGGGTACGGGTACGGGTCCGGGGACGGGTACGGGTACGGGTCCGGGTACGGGTACGGGTCCGGGTACGGGGACGGGTACGGGTTTCCCGGGATGACGTCGTGAACGCCAGGCTCTTCACCGGCACCCTCGAGGGCCACACCGGCAAGTTCGTGACCGAGGAGGTGGGACTCAACCTGCAGACGCAGATCGACCTGCTGCTCGAGGGCCTGCAGATGGCCGCTCAGGCGAGCACCACCGAGGAGGCGCGGCGCATGGCCCAGGACGTGCTCGACGGTCACCAGCGCTCGCTCGCGATCATGGGGAGCAGTCACTGATGCCGTACATTAAACTTTCCGACGGAACCGTCGCCCACGTGCGAATGGGCAAGCGCGGCGGGAAACCGAGCGCGCGGGACATTGAGGCGCTCGAGGCCGCCGCGAAGGCCATCCGGGAACTGCCGCGCTGTCCCGGCTGCAAGCGCCCGAACACCCTCGTCGAAGGCGCATGCGAGATCTGCGGCTGGGAAGACGAATTCGCCGCCTACGAGGAGGACGGTCCGCAGGATCTCGAGGATCAGCTCGAGCGCGCCCTCGATCGCGCCTTTCCGCCCAAGCCCACGCCATGAGCTTCGAAGACCCGGACGACACCACCGAGGCGCACGAGCTGCGCATCAAGCGCTGCCGCTCCTGCAACGCGCGGATCATCTGGCTGCTGACCGTGAACCTGAAGAACATCCCGGTCGATGCCGACACCGTCGAGCCCGCCGAGACCCAGTTCGATCACACCCGGCACAAGAGCCACTTCGCCACCTGCCCGAACGCCGACCAGCACCGGCGGCGCAAATGAGCGACGACGAGCAGCTGACCAGCGAGTTCGTGGCCGATTTCAAGGCGCTGCACGACGACCGCGAGTGCCTGACCCTCAAGCTGTCGAAGTTTCAGGCGTGGTGCCTGATGGCCGCCGTGCAGCTGGCCTCGAAGCACCCGGAAGGCGGCCGCACCGTGCCGCTACGGGTCTCGACCATGATCGCGCGCGACCTGCAGGAGCAGATCGCGACCACCCCCACCCTCGCGCGGGTCGCCGAGCAAGGCTGGACCGGATGACCCGTCTCGATGCCCTCAAACAACTCTGGAGAGACCTACATGCAGAAGCTGCAGCTGACCAAGCGGCCCGCGAAGATTGGGAAAAGTGTCAACACCCGCACCGAGATGCACGGCAAGGACGAGGTGCCTGGCCAGGACATCCCGATCACCGGGATCGTGCTGAACGCCGAGGAGCTCTGCGCCGTCACCGATGAGGAGACCGCGGCCACGGGCTTTTTCAAGATGGACGGCGACCAGTACGTCCCGCGGATCCTGGCCCTAAACCCCGGCACCCTCGGCCACAAGTTCTCGAACGCGACCATCAAAATGTCGGGCGGCGGGCTGCCGGTCACGACCTACCGGAACGCGAAGGTCAAGGGCATCGTGCTCGAGCCGCAGACCGGCGGCATGACGCTGATGAGCTGCACCCTGCAGGTCAACCCGGAGAACGGCAACCCCTCGGCCCAGCAGCTGATCAACGCCAAGGTCTCGATCACCATCAAGGCCGAGCTCGAGGAGGACGAAGCCGATGATCCGGAGCTCCCGCTCGATCACCAGGACAGCGCCGGCGAGGCAGTCCCGATCGATGACCTCGTGCCGGAGCCGGCAGACGAGGATCAGCCAATGTCCTCCACCGGCCGCAAGATCCAGACCGCGGCTCGCAAAGCCGGGCGCAAGAAGTGATCCCGGTCCAGTTCCCAGAGGCGAACGCGGTTCTGGCCCGTTCCCAGGGCGAGTATGAGCCGCTGCCCGTCTACGCCTTCCCGGGGGACCCCGAAGGGCGGATCGCGTTCTGCTGCCGGCTGTCGGACGCCGAGATTGAGCGAATTCGAGAGACGCGCACGCTCTGGATCCAGCAACTCACGTTCGGGCGCAGATTTCAGCCGGTGGCGTTGTCCACCGATCGGCCGGCGGACCTCCCGGGGTGAGAAGCGGCCCAAGCATGCGACTGCGCGGTCAGTCACCCAGGCCCAAGGCACCGCGCTCCGCTGCCGATGTTACACGCCTGCTCGCCGTCCCCTCCGAGGACGAGGAGTGCCAGTGGCTGATTCAGTGGGCCGAGGTCACGCGCTTCAACGGCTGGAAGCTCTCGGAGGTGTTGGTCTGCGTGCCGAACGGTGCCTATCATGGCGCCGATCGACGCGCCGGCGCGGTCGTGGCGAGGAAGCTCCGCGAGAAGGGCTTAAAGCCGGGGGTGTTCGACTACGTCCTGCCCGTGCCGCTCTGGCACAAACACTGCCCGGGCCTGTGGCTCGAGATGAAGCGCACCCGGGGTGGGGTGGTGTCCGATGACCAGGAGAAGTTCCGGAGCCGGATGCTGCAGCTCGGCTGGCGCTGCGAGATTGCGAAGGGGTGGGTCGCGGCCCAGGCCGTGATCCTCGATCACTTACAAGAATGGGGAAAACATGAACGCGAGAAGCCAGGAGCGCGAGGATGAGGTCAAGTACTTGGATCTGCAGGAGGCACCGATGCTGCGCGGCGGCGGGCCGCGCTGGCGGGACTACGCGGGCTTGGGCGTCGTGATCGCGATTGCCTGGGTGTTCATCATCGCGATGGCACTCGGGCTGCGGGACGAGTGGCACATCATCGGGCGGCTATTCCGGTGACGCTCGCCGATCTCCTCGAGCGCTTCCGGGGCCTGAAGATCCTGGTGACGGGCGATCCGATGGTCGATGTGTACCACTTCGGCCGCGTCGAGCGGGTGAGCCAGGAGGCGCCGGTCCCCGTGTTCGTCGAGGAGCGGGTGGATAAGCGCTTAGGTGGCGCGGCCAATGTCTGGCACCAGCTCGCCGAGCTCGGCTGCGACGCCCGCGCCGGCTACAGCCTGGACTCGACCACCTGGACCGAGAAGCACCGCTACCTGGTGGGCTCGCACCAGCTATTCCGGGTGGACTTCGACCGCACGGTCGAGCGCGCCGGCTACATCGACTACGGTGTGGCCGCGGTGGTGGTGTCGGACTACGGCAAGGGGGCGGTCACGCGCGAGTCCATGGCCTCGGCGATCGACGGCGGCCAGCCCACGATCGTGGATCCGAAGGGCGATGATTGGGACAAGTACGTCGGCGCCACCGTCATGTGCCCGAACACCGAGGAGTGGAACGACTACATCCACACGGTCCAGCCGACGCGGCCGATCTTCCCCGCGGTGGTGTTGAAGCGCGGCCAGCACGGCATCGAGATCATGCGCCGCGACGGACCGAACCGCTTGCTGCCCGCCCAGGCAAAGCATGTGTTCGATGTGACGGGCGCCGGCGACACGGTGACGGCGGTGGTGGCCGCGACGATCGCCGCCGGCGGCACGCTCGACCAGGCGTGCGAGCTCGCGAACTTAGCCGCCGGCTACGTGGTGGGCGAGGTCGGCACCACCGTCTGCCCGATCGAGAAACTGCGGGAGCTCTTGCCGTGAGCCAGGAGATCATCAAGAAAACCTGGGGCTACGAGAAGATCATCCACAACGGCGGCTATTGCATGAAGCTGCTGGTGTACACCCGCCCGATCGCATCCTCGCTCCACTTCCACAAGCTCAAGCACGAGTGCTTCTACGTGGTCGACGGCCTGTTTCAGCTCGAGCTCGTGAGCGCCGGCGGCGTGAGGAACGTGCGCAAGATGACCTACGGCGCGACCGTGGTGCTGCCGCCGGCGACCCAGCACCGGATCCGCTGCCTGGAGCCCGGCACCATTGTCGAGGCCTCGTCCCACGACGATCCGGAGGACTGCGTGCGCCTCGAGCCCTCCGACCCGTGACCCAGGTCAAGGGCAAGGTGCTGATCCGCCCGCCGGGCTTTGCCCACTACGCCGGGGAGACTCACGCGTTCACGAAAAAGAGGAAGAAGGACGATGTCAAACGCAAGCTCCAGAAGGCCGCTCGCAAAAAGAACCGGAGGTAAGGTGTTCAACCGTAAGCCAAAACAGGAAGTCGTCTCGGCGGTCAAGGCGAGCCGCGAGGTCGCCACCGCGCCGACCGAGAGCCAGATCATGCAGCGGATGCTGGGGGAGTTCATGGCCTCGACCGCACTCTCCCGCCTGCAGTCGGACGTGGGCTCGATCGCGGCGGATTTCCGCCAGTTCCGCGACAATATCCACAACCTCAACACCGCCCTCGGGGAATTCCGCGAGCAGGCGATCGCGCCGGTCAAGGAGGAGCTCAAATACCTGCGCTACAACTTAGGCGCGCGCTCCGAGGACACGGTCGGATCGATGCAGAAGCTGGTCCACCACTTGGAAGCGCAGATCGAGCTGCTGCTCAAGTCCCGCGGGGTGAACCCGCACCTGCGAGACGGCGCCGGCGAGACGCCGCTCGATCGGATGGGTATCCCGCCGAACCGGCCGAGTTACCAGGACCTGGCGCGCGAGGGCGTGCAGCTCGTCGAGAGCGGCGAGGGAGCGGCGGTCGACGAAGTCCTGCTGCAGGCCGCCCGGGTCGAGAAGATCAAGGGCACGCTCGATCGGGTGCTCACCATTGCGCGCGCCGGCTGGGGAACCACGGGCGAGACTAAGGCCCTCGAGGACATCATCAACCTCTGCACGGGCGATGCCGGGCTTTGAAACAGCGGCTAACGCCTGAATTTCTACGAATGCAACGGGCCGGTGTGCCAAAGGGGAGGTGTCTATGAAGATTGGTTTTACCAATGGCTGCTTTTGACGTCTTCCACCCAGGCCACGACTGGTATCTGCGGCAGTGCGTGAAGCAGTGCGATTACCTGGTGGTGGCGCTGAACTCCGATCGCTACTGTCGCGAGGTGAAGGGCGAGGGACGGCCGGTGTGGACCTGGGGGCGGCGCATGAAGTTCGTCCGCACCGTGTCCTCCGCGGTCATCCCGTTCGAGGGCCGCTGGGACAAGCTCGTGCTCGAGATGCGCCCGGCGGTCGTGTTCCAGGGCGAGGAGTACCGGCCGGCGGACGCGCAAGGGGACTCGCGCCTGGCATACCGCAAAATCGGCTGGAAGACCGAGGGACACGGTTTCGATGTGATACCTATCGTCTACATTCCGCGCCTACCTGGATATTCGACCAGTGCCGAAATTGAGCGCAGCGGCTTGCAAACGGCACCCGTTGAGCATAAAACTGCGCCACCATGACGAAAAGCGAAATGCGGGCCATGGGCCACCGCGGCAACCACCTCGTCGCCCCCGAAGGGTGGCGCGACGTGCCGAACCTGTGCGGCGACTACGACCTGGACGCGACTATCGCGAACCGCACCAACACCGACCTGCCCGCGCGCCTCGCGCAGCACGTCAAGCGCGACGCCTACGCGCAGCGCACCGCCTACAACGGCTATCGAGCCCAGCTTGATTAGCCTCGACCTCAAATTCAACGCCGCAGCAATGAGGCTGCATCCCGGGCGTTGAATTTCCCTGCGCCGCTCGCAAGGGCGGCGCAGGACTTCAACCAGCTGGGCCAGCCGATAGACTCAAACCCACCGCCAATTTCCCCGATCAGGGGCCCGGGAGCATCGATGACCAAGAAAAAGACTCAAAAGCCGCAGGTCGTGCGAGTGAACGCCACGGCCTGGCAGGGCATCGAGGAGCAACTGAAGCGCCAGGCGGAGGAGAACCCGACGTTGCGGCGCCGGCAGCGGATCCTGACCGACAAGATCCCGGCGCGTTAGCCGGTGCTGCGCGAGCCCCGACCGAGCAAATCCGAGCTGCATCCGACCATGAAGCCGGTGGCGCTGGTCGAGCGCATGATGGCGGCGTCCTCCCAGGAGACCGACCTCGTGTTTGATCCTTTCGGCGGCTCGGGCACCACGCTGATCACGGCGGAGAAGTTGAACCGGCGCTGCCGGATTATGGAGTTAGACCCGCACTACGCGGACGTGATCATCGGGCGCTGGCAGGACTACACAGGCAAAACGGCCAAGCACGTGAGCGGGCTGTCCTTTGCGGAGGCGGCCAAAAGTACCCACCACCCATGAGGACGCGTGACACACCAGGTCACCGAGGAGAGCCGCAAGACCGTGGAGAACGCCGCGGGCATCGGCATGCCGCACGAGATGATCGCGGTGCTGATCGGCGTCAAGTCGGTGAAAACGCTCAAGAAGCGCTACCGCTCGCAGCTGGAGATGGGCAAGGCCAAGGCGTGTTTCACCATCGCCGGCGTCGCCTACACCGAGGCCAAAAAGGGCGTGCCCTCGATGGTCAAGTGGTGGACCGCCACCCAGATGGGCTGGCGCGAGACGGTGAGCCATGAGCTCGCCGGACCCGGTGGCAAGCCCGTCGCCATTGCCGTCGCTGCCGAGCCTGAGCTCCTCGGCGCCTATTACGAGCGAATCCGCAAGATCGCTGCCGATCGTTCCGATCCCCGACCTGATAAGGACCTGGTGCGAGCTCGACCAGGGGGGGACGAACCTGTCAGCAGTGAGGACGCTGGCGACAGCTGACCGCTACTACCTGCTGGTGCGCGTGTTCGGCCGGGTGGACTGCCTCCACCCCTGGATCTACAAACGCTGCCGCGAGGTCGAGGCAGACACCGACGGGCACATCGACCTCTGGGCCCGGGATCACTACAAATCGACCATCATCACCTTCGCCGGCGTGATCCAGGAGATCCTCCGGAACCCGGAAATGACGATCGCGATCTTCAGCCACACCAAGGCGATCGCCGAGAAGTTCGTCACCCAGATCAAGTTAGAGCTCGAGCGCAACGCGCTGCTGCGCGCCGCGTTCCCCGATGTGCTGTACGCGGACGGGGAGACCCCGGAGCGTTGGAGCGTGCAGAAGGGCCTGGTGGTCAAGCGCAAGGGCAACCCGAAGGAGGGCACGCTCGAGGCGTGGGGCCTGATCGACGGCACGCCGATCGGCGCGCACTTCATGCTGCGGGTGTACGAGGACGTGGTGGTGCCGGCGAGCGTCAACACCCCGGACCAGATCATGAAGACCACCGAAGGTTGGTCGATGAGCTCGAACCTGGGCACCGCCGAAGGCCGGGTCTGGGTGGTCGGCACCCGCTACCACTTCGCCGACACCTACCAGGAGATCATGGACCGGAAGGCCGCGGTGCCGCGGATCTACCCCGCGACCCACAACGGCCAGAAGGACGGGCGGCCTGTGCTTTTATCCAGGAAGGCGTGGGCGAAGAAGAAAATCGAGATGCTGGACTCGACCCTCGCCTGCCAGATGCTGCTGAACCCCTTGGCCGGCAGCCAGCGCATGTTCAACACCCAGGACCTGCAGGTCTACGAGGTGCGCCCGCGCACGCTGCAGGTCTATTTGCTGTGCGACCCGGCGCGCTCGAAGAAGAAAAACAGCGCCAACACGGCGATGGTGATCATCGGCATCGACGCCGCGGGCAACAAGTACCTGCTGGACGGCTTTGATCACCAGATGGACCTGATGGAGCGCTGGCAGCGTTTCAGCGAGCTCTACGACCGCTGGTACCGCGAGCCCGGCGTGGTCGGGATCATCGCCGGCTACGAGTCCTTTGGCGCGCGGGCCGATCTTGACTACTTCCACGAGCGCCAGCGCCTCGAGGGCAACCATTTCGAGATCATCGAGTTGGAGTGGCCGGAGCAGGGCGAGGTCGGCAAGGACGACCGCGTGCAGCGCCTGGTGCCCGACATCAAGGGGCACCGCTTCTACCTGCCCTACCCGACCGACGATGAGCGCCTGACCAGGCTGCAGCGGAGCATGGTGGGGGCGGGCTACGGCTACCGGATCGCCCGCCCGATCCGCCGGGTCGATGGCGAGCAGCGGATCTACGATGTGGCGGAGCGGCTAAGGATTCAGATGTCCTTATACCCGTTTGGCGGCCGGAAGGACTTGATCGATGCAACGTCCCGCATCTACGATGCCAACCCGATAGCCCCGGAAGCCATTGACCAGCAAAGCCTGGAGCCGGACGTGGTATGAGTCGCCTCACCGACGCCGAGATCGACCGCCTCCTGGTGGTGGTGCAGCAAAAGTGTGATCGGGTGACGGTGGAGAACCTGAAACGGCTGCTCTCCGAGAGCCGCGAGCTACGCGACCAACACGCCGAGCGGCAACACATGTACGATCTCGAACCGGACGAGGGCTGACGAAAAGGGACTCAAACGATGCCGCTGCCTCCACTTTCCCCCACTTTAGGCCGCCAGGTCACCACCCGGACCTTCAGTCTGCAAGAGATGGTTGAACGCGAGTGGGGCTCCGCGTTCAACGCCCCAGACCACGCCGTCTACGTCTTTGGCGGTGGCGTGCGCAAGTTCGACTCGACCGACATCGGCACGACTGGCATCTACCAGCGGCCGGGCTACGTGCCCCCCGAGGGCTACCCGGAGTGACCCGTGATGTCCATCATGTCGCTGTGCTGTTGTGACCCCAGCTTCCTCAACCTGACCGGAGTTCCCATGAGCAAGAAAACCGCCAAGAAGCGAGCTGTAAAATCCGACGTCGAGCCGATCGTCCCGCCGGATGGCTTCGTGCTTACGTCCGAGCTGAGATTCATCGACGGCCAGCTCCACCAGAAGTTCGTGCCGCACGCCAATATTGGTGGAGCGGGCGAGCACTGGCAGCCGGTCGAGGCGTGGGAGACGGGCGAGGAGGGCGATATCGAAAACACCGGATCGACCGGCCAGTCATGATTCACCTCCTGCTCTACGCCCTGATTGCACTCGCGATCGTGGGCCTGATCCTTTGGGGCATCGGCCAGATCCCCGGCATCCCGCAGATCGTCAAGACCATCATCTACGTGATCGTGGGCGTGGTGCTGTTGCTGTGGCTCCTGTCGGTGGTCCAGGGCGGCGGCTCGGGATTCTCGCTGCGGTGATTCTGGTTCAATGAACCAGATCGTCCACATCAACCCGGGCAACCCGGAGGAGAGCAACGACCTCGCGATCGCCAAGTCCATCGCGGTCGAGCTCGAGCTCCACTACCCGGGCCACTACTGGATGATCGGATTTCAGAACCACAACCTCTGCATCACCCACGTCGCGATCACCAACACGGTGACGGTGGCCACCGGCAAGGAGGGCTTCTGTAGCCTGCTGCCGCGGGACAAGATCGGTACCGTCCAGGAGGCGTGCAAGACGGCGGTCAAGTTCGCCGGCGCGCTGCTCGAGGCGTTCAAGCTGCCGCGCGGCGCGGTGGTCGAGGGCCTTTACCCCACGATCCCGGATGAGCTCTACCACACGATCATGAAGGGCCAGCAGATCCGCGGCATGGGGAAGGGCTGATGGCGAAAGCGTCGCTCCCGTGGCGCACCCAGCCGCCGGCGATCCAAGATCCGGAGCAGGGCCGCGCGCCCTTGGACTACCTCGGCAAGGAGGAGGACCGCGGCGGCTCGGACATCGTGGCGTTGGGGCAATGGGCGGGGGGCGGCAAGCAGCCGAGCCTCGATGAGAACGACATGGGCGACCTCGAGGACGACGAGGCGCCGGCGCTCGAGGACCTGGCGGACGAGGACGGCGAGCTGCCCGACTTCCTCGAGATCGGCAAGAAGGCGTTCCGCTCGTCGACGACCTACTTCGACAACAATTACCGCAAGGACCTCGACAACAGCCTGCGCGCCTTCAACAATCAGCACGCCTCGGACTCGAAATACAACTCCGAGACGTTCAACAAGCGCTCGAAGCTGTACCGCCCGAAGACCCGCACCGTGATGCGCAAGAACGAGGCGGCGCTCTGCGCGGCGCTGTTCAGCAACTTGGACCTGATCGAGACCCAGGCGGTCGACGGCACCAACAAGGAGGAGCTGGTCTCCGCCGAGGTGATGAAGGAGGTGCTGCAGCAGCGGCTAACGGTGTCGATCCCGTGGTTTCAGTTCTCGATCGGCGGCCTGCAGGACGCCATGGGCCAGGGCGTCGCGATTGCCAAGATCTTCTGGTCCCACCGCGGCATCACGCGCCGCGACGGCAAGTACGTGGTGCAGGACGATCGCCCGGTGATGGAGCTCGTGCCGCTCGAGAACTTCCGCTTCGACCCCTCCGCCTGCTGGTACGACGTGGTCGGCACGAGCCCCTACCTCATCGAGGAGATCCCGATGTACGTGGGCGAGGTCCAGGAGCGCATGGAGCGCGACGATCCGAAGGGCCGAAAGTGGAACAAGCTCTCCATGGAACAGCTGCTGATGGCGCGCGAGAACTCGGACGACTCGACCCGCCAGGCGCGCACCAACCAAGCCCAAGACGCGAGCCAGCAGGACCGCGAGGTGCACCAGTACGACATCGTCTGGGTGCACCGCCACATCCACCGCTTCCAGGGCGAGGATTTCGAGTGGTACATGCTGGCGAGCCGCTACATGCTGACGGAGCCCGAGCCGCTCGAGGCGAATGTCTGGCACGGCGATCGGGACTACGTGATCGGCACCTGGAACATCGAGACCCACAAGCCGATCCCCTCGAGCCTGCCGACCTTGGGGCGCGGCCTGCAGGAGGAAACCAACGACATCGGCAACCAGCGCTCGGACAACGTCAAGCTGGTGCTCAACAAGCGCTGGTTTGCGAAGCGCTCGGCCAACGTCGACACCACTAGCCTGGTCAGGAACGTGCCGGGCGGCGTGACCATGGTGAACGACGTCGAGAAGGACGTGAAGGAGGTCAGCTGGCCCGACATCACCCAGAGCGCCTACGAGGAGCAGGCCCGGGTGGATGCCGACTTTGACAGCCTGCTGGGCAACTTCAACCCCTCGCAGCTTGGGCCCGGGGGTCGCAATCCGCGCGAGTCCTTCCGCACCGTGAACGCGGTCCAGTCGCCGGCGCTGATGATGACCGAGTACGCGCTGATGACCTACGTGCAGACCTTCCTGCTGCCCTGCCTGCGGCAGCTGGTGCTGCTCGAGCAGTACTACGAATCGGACATGGTGCTGCTGGCGGTCGCCGGCCAGAAGGCCAAGATCGCGCAGCGCTTCGGGGTGGACGAGGTGACCGACGCGATCCTGGAGAAGCGCATCGCGGTCAACATCAACATCGGCATGGGCGCGACCGACCCGGTGATGAAGATGAACCGCTTCAGCCAGGCCGTGACCGCCTACGCGAACGTGTGCAAGGCGCCCCCACCGGGCCTGGACCTGAAAGAAGTTGGCAAGGAGTTCATGGCGCTCGCCGGCTACCAGGACGGCCTGCGGTTCCTGCCCGGGGATGCGGACCCGGAGAAACAGAAGCTCACGCAGCTGGTGCAGGTGCTCAAGCAGAAAATGGCGAAGCTGGAGCTCCAACAGCACGACCGGCACGAGTCGAACGTGGTTAAACTGCAGCTCGGCCGCGAGAACAACCTGACGAAGATCATCACCCAGGACAAGGAGCACGGCAAAGCCGGCAAGCACCTCCTGGTCGGGCACCTGATGGAGCTCGAGAAGATGGACCGCCAGTCAGAGCAGGCGCGCAGCATGCAGGAGATGTCGGGCGAGCAGGCCCTGACGCAACAGAATCAAGGGCAGGCCGGCGCGTTGGCGCTGCAGGCCGCCAAACCGTCCCCCAACGTCCAAGGCAAAGGGAGATCAGCATGAGCGAGACCGAGATCGAGAACGAAATCCAGGGCTCGCCTTTCGCCGCCACGAGCGTGCAGCTGCTGCAGGATGATGACGTCTCCCTCGGCGGCACCACGGCAGAATGGATGCCGTACCAGAAGGGCCAGGCCGCGAAGACCGAGGCGCTAGAGGCTCAAGTCTCCGGCAAGGCCCCTTGAGGATCGAAGTACGGACGATCGACCACGGCAAGCAGCGCTACGACACGGTCGGCGATTACTTCATGGACAAGGACGGGGTGCTGCAGGTGCGCATCTCGAACGCCAAGGACTGGCGCAGCGAAGCCGCGGTGCTCGTGCACGAGCTGGTCGAGTATTTTCTGTGCCGGCGCTCCCGGGTGAAGTTGGACACCATCGACCAGTGGGACAAGGACCACGCCGACGCGGCGGAGCCCGGCGATGTGCCCGACTGCCCCTACGCCCGTCAGCATCGCTTCGCCGAGAACCTCGAGCGCCTGCTGGTGGCGGAGCTCGGCCTGCGCTGGGACGAGCACGAGCGCCTGGTCGAGGCCTCGGCGACGTTGCCGAAGCGCCCGCGGCCAGCGGGTTACCTGGGTGATGTGAACGGCCCCGGCTGCGACCCTGACGTCGCCTCGTGACCACCGACCGCGACGTGCAGATGGAGCTCGTGACCTTCGGCAAGGAGGTCGAGTACTTCCTCGAGCAGGACCGCATCGGCCGCTACCTGCTCGAGAACGCGGTGCTCGAGATGAGCGAAGTGGCCGAGGAGTTGAGCGTGGTCGACGCGCACGAGATCGCCAAGGTGCAGGCGCTGCAGATCAGGTTTAGAGTCGCGAACTCGGTGCGCCAGTGGCTCGGCCAGGCGGTGCAACGCGGGATGGAAGCGAGAACGATCATCGAGCAGGAGGAGAGCTAGCCCATGGCTATGACCGCCGAAGAAGAAGCCGCTGCGCGCCGCCGTGCCGCCGAGATCAACGCGAACCAGAACAACCGGCGCATCTCCCGCATCGAGGAGATCGCCCGCTCCGCCGACGGCCGCCGCTCGGGCGACCTCCAGGACACCGACGGCGAGGGCGCCACCGGACGCTTCTCGGAGGGCGAGCTCGATGACAGCCCGGAGGCGCGCGAGCGCCAGGCCGAGCTCGACGACGCCGCGGCCGAGGAGGCGTTGCAGGAGGAGCGGATCGCGGCGGAGCGCCTGGCGGCCGAGAAGGAGGAAGCGCGGCGCCTGCAGGCCGAGGGCGGCGAGGGGGAGGGCTCCGGCGACCTCGAAGGCGACGATGAGCAGCTGAACCAGGCCGGCGATGAGAAGGTGGTCGGCGGGGTGCGGTACTACCTGACCATCGTCAACGGAAAGGAGAAGTGGCTCACATTGGAGCAGCTTCGCGGCGCCGCACAGAAGACCGAAGCGGTCGAGGTGGCTTTACAGCGGGCGAACGACGCTGTAAAACAGGCCACGCAGCTGGCGCTCCAACCCAAGGACACGTCCAGCGAGATCCCGGATGGGGAACTCGAGGAAGTCATCGCCTCGGCAGCACTCGGTGACGGTGATGCGGTAAAGAAGCTGGCGTCTGCCATCAAATCGAGGCCATCGACCACTCCCGTCGACGTCTCGCGGCAGGTCTCCGAGCAACTGGCAACACAGCGCGCGATCGATCAGGCCGAGCGAGAGCAGGTCGAGATCCTACAGCACGCGTCCCTCGGTCGATTTTTCCGCATGCGCCTGGGGCAGTTAGCCCGCGATGAGCCTGACCTTCAGATCATCGACGCCTACCGGAAGATCGGGCGGGAGATACGCCAGGAGTTCGCTCCCATGCTGAAGGCCCCTCGGCAAGAACCGCCCTCCAAAGACCTTCGAAAGCGCAGCCTCGGTGACCGACCGCGAGCCGCTGCACGGGCAGCGCGCGTCGAACCCGAGGACGACGAGGAGGAGTCGCCTAGCGCGATCGCCGACCGCATGGCCAAGAGCCGCGGGCAGCAACGCGCTATCCGACACGGGCGCATACCGGGTTAGAGGGAGCCACACCGCCAAGTGGGGGCTCCGAATGGGAGTCACACATGGCAGGTCAAGTCTGGTCGGTGAACACGCTCGGCGGCTATTTCTACGCCCGCCAGCTCTCGAACGTCCTTCGCATGAACGTCCAGCCGCTGGTGAAGTTTCGCCAGTTCGCCGACGTCCACGACATCAGCCAGCAGGGCAAGAAGAAGGGCGATACCTTCACCTGGGACGTGGTCTCCGACGTGGCGCAGGTGGGCGCGGTGCTCATCGAAACCAACACCATGCCCGAGACCAACCTCACGATCACCCAGGGCACGCTGACCATCACGGAAGCCGGCAACTCATTCCCGTACAGCGGCAAGCTCGACAACCTCTCGAAGTTCCCGGTCGAGGACATCATCAAGAAGGGCTTGAAGAACGACACGGTGAAGACCCTCGACCGCATGGTCTGGGGCCAGTTCAACCAGACCCTGATCCGCGTGATCCCGGTGGGGGGCACCAGCGCCTCGGCGATCACCCTCTACACCAACGGCACGGTCACCGGCACCAACTCGGTCGCCTACTCGAACGCCCACGCCAAGGCGGTGGTCGATGCGATGAAGGAGCGGAACATCCCCGCCTACATCGCGGACGACTACTACAGCCTGGCCTGGCCGACCACGCTGCGCACCTTCAAGAACACCCTCGAGGGCATCCACCAGTACTCGGACACGGGCTTCAACCTGATCATGAACGGGGAGATCGGCCGCTACGAGAACGTGCGGTACATCGAGCAGACCAACATCGCCAAGGGCATCGGCAGCACCGGCATCGCGGTCGCGAGCGGCGGCGACATGGTGCAGTGGACCAACGGGCAATCGGACTGGATCTTCTTTTTCGGCAACGACACCGTCGCCGAGGGCATCGCGGTGCCGGAGGAGATGCGCGGCAAGATCCCGACCGACTTCGGCCGGTCCAAGGGCATCGCCTGGTACTACCTCGGCGGCTACGGGATCGTGCACACGATCGCGATCAACACCCGCATCGTGAAGTGGGACAGCGCTGCATGATCCTTGCTCTGCCAACGAGGACGTGGAGAAAGCGGTCAAGGCAGTGCTCGCGGCGCCGCCGTACAGCATCGTTTTTGGCCCCAACGACACGGTCCGCATGGTTCCTTACCACAATTGAGTCGACGCGCCCGGCTTGGGGGTCAATCTCCCCAAGCGCTCGAGGTGGCGCTAACGCGAGAGACCGCTGGAGTAGGTAGATGGCGCAGAACAATCAGATTCGCTCGATCAGCTACGACGAGCCCTGCGCGCTAGTGCGCGTGGGCGTCCAGCAGGGCGTTACGACTGCCGGCTCCGCCGGTCTACCCGCCGGCACCAACGGACTGTCCAAGTTCGTGGCCTGGACCAACATGGTGCTGTGGGGCGTCTCGTTCCTGACGGTCGCCGCGGGCACCTCGACCTACACGGTGAACGGTACCGCACTGTCCCCAGCCTACGGCGCGTCGCTGGTGTACATCACGAACACCAACACGACCGGGACGGCCGTGACCATGAACACCCAAACTGTTACCAACTTCGCGGTCATCGCGGGCACCTCCCTGAACACGGGCGCGCAGCCCAATATCTTCGGCTACAGCCCGAACGTGGTGAACGGCGCCTCTGGTCTGTATGCCGTCAACACCTTGGGCGGGACCAATACCTCCATGCCCTGGGGTACCCAGACTTTCACGGCGGGCAATAACCCCTCGACCAGCCAGGGCATTGGTGGGCTGCCACTCGGTGTCGGCGATCAGGTGTATGTGCAGAACGGCACCGATGCGACCGCCACCTTCATCGCGGTCTTGCACGTCTCGATCGCCCCGGTCACCGGAGCGGTGTCGGCTTAAGGAGCTTGCTATGGCGCTGATCGTACAAAATGCGGCCAACGTAGGCGCGCGCGGCGACATCAACTTCGGCTCCGTGGCCGCGGGCTCGGGCGGTGTCACCTCGAAGTTCGTGGCCTTCACGAACCTGCTGCTGTTTGGCCTGACCACGGCGACGGTGACCCTGGGGACCTCGACCTACACCCAGACCGTGGGCGGCACCGCGACCGGCACCGGCACGGCGAGCGGCCAGCAGCTGTGGGTGATCATCGTCACCAACACCAACACGGCCAGCAACACCACCACGGTGGCGCTGTCGACCACCTCGATCGGGCCGTTCCTGGCGGGCGGCAACGGTACCGCGGCTCAGGTGGGCGGCGGCAACCAGTGGGCCATCAACACGACCACCGGCACCCAAGGCCAGGGCGGCGTATTTGTGAACGCCGGCGCGCAGGTGTATGTCATTTCTGGGACCGACGCCACCGCGGTCACGGCGATGACGATCGACTATCAGAATTCGCCTGCGGGCGCTGTTGTGGCCTAGGAGACCGACGATGAAAGCAACCTTCCCCGGCATGATCACCAAGGAACAGGAACCGTCCAAGCCGGACGTCGGCGTGCTGCCGGCCTCCGAGCGGATGGCGGGCAACGAGATGGTGGGCATCAAGGACGCGGGCTACATCGAGAAAAAAGGCACGCCCTCGGGCCTGAAGGCCGAGTTCAACTTCCTGCCGCCGGGCATGAACATCGAGGACCAGGAGAACGCGGACATCCGGCCGCAGAAGCTCTCGGTCTACAAGGGCGGCCTCGACTACCCGGGCGACGGCTGGACGTAACGCATGTCGCGGATCGTCCAGGAGAAGTTCCAGGTCGATAACCCCCAGAACACGAATGACGATGCGCATTCGGGCTGGGTCAGCGACAAGAGCGCGCGCGACACCAACAGCCTGATCACCCGCTGCCCGGAGCTCGGCCGCTACCAAAAGCGCGGTGCGCGCCTGAACATGCTCCCGCCCGGCATGAACATCGACGATCAGCAGATCGCCGATATCCACAGCCAGCCGATGGGCGGGTCTCTGGGATCCGGCACCCAGGTCACCGACGATGTGACGGTCAAGAGCTTGCGCGAGGGCTTCGACCGCAAGGCGCTGCGCCCGACCGACGATATGTACACGCGCGAACACAACGACGCCTTCTACGACACCGTGGAGGTCGACGGGGTGGAGGGTTTTTGTGAACGGAATAACATGTTAGACAGATTATAATGGCAGGCCCGCCGTACCCCGTTCCGAACGCGCAGGCCCCGGTCGGCTACTGCGGCGTGGATCCGGTCACCGGCGGCCAGGGCGGCTCGCAGGTAGCCTCCTACGCCGTCAACACGGTTGGCACCAACACGATCACCACCGGTCGCGCGGCGCCCGGCGGGATCTTCCAGGGCGCCCTCGCGGTCACGCTCGCGCCGGTCTACCAGGCGTTCGATGTGATCGTCACCGGCACCACCACGACCACCAATGCGCTGACCGCGATCACCACCTCGAGCGTCGGCAGCGTGATCGCCCCTGGCCCGCAGGGCGTCGGCGTGCGATTCTTGGGCACGCTCGTGGTCGTGATGACCGGCACGGGCACCGCCAACACCCTCTGGGACTGACAGGAGCCACCATGGCCAACGATCCGAAGAAGCCCGCCGCCGCCTCGACCCTGTCGGTGTCCGAGCCCGACACCACCGAGCTCCTGGCCGAGAACGAGGACCTGCGCTCGGACAACGAGATGCTCAAAGCGCGCTTGAGCGCGATCGACGCCGAGTTGGCCGCCCTGCGTGCCAAGCCGAAGGCGCCGGAGCCGAACCAGGGCAAGGTCGATGAGGACGGGGATCCGGTGTTCGATGAGTCCGAGCACTACGGCCTCGTGGTCGGCGACTCCGATGTCGCCTTCGTGCAGAACGGACACCAGTTCGGCCGCGACAAGCGCTACCTGCGGGACGAGCCGAAGGGCAGCCCCAAAGCGTTCAACCCGAAGCTGGTCGGTGTGGTGCGCCCCCTCGCCGTCAAGGCCGCCTAAGCCCTTCCAGGAGCACGCTGACATGATCGGGGCGACCACACCGCCGCATTCCCTGGTGAGTGGCGAGGTGGCCGCCGCGATGTGCCGGCTCGCCGCCTCAAGCCCGCCCGGGTGTTTCGTCGAGGTGGGCGTCTATCACGGCGGCACCGCGTGGCACTTGAGCCAGGTCGCCGAGGCCCAACAGCGCACGCTGTACCTCTACGACACCTTCACCGGCATGCCCTACGCGGATCCGGCCGCCGGCGACAGCCACCGGGTCGGGGACTTCGCCGACACCAGCGCCGCCCGGGTGCGCCTGGACATCCCAACCGCCCTCGTGGTCGAGGGCGTGTTCCCCTGCTCGGCACTCGATATGGAGCCGGTAGCGTTCGCCCACCTCGACTGCGACCAGTACCAGAGCTATCGCGATGCGCTCGACTACCTGGTGCCGCGCATGCCCGCCGGCGGCTTCCTCTGGTTGGACGACTATCAGTGCCTCGCCGGCGCCACCCGCGCGGTGGATGAATGCGTGCGGGAGGGACGTGTACGATTGCGCCAGGCGGAGAAGCACTACCTCGAAAAACTCACAGGGGATTGACCGATGGTCTGGAAAATCGATGGTCCGTTAGGCAACGAGAGCGGCAAGATCAAGTGGGAGATCGTGAAATGGACCCGCGGCCGAGGGCTCGATTTGGGGTGCGGGCTGCAAAAGACCTTCCCGCACTTCATCGGCGTCGATAACCGCAAGGACAGCGCGCTGTTCGGTCAGCCGATCAACGCCGACCTGTACGTCGAGTCGGCGGCGGACCTGTCGATGATCGCCTCCGGGTCCATGGACTTCGTGTTCTCCTCCCATTTGCTCGAGCACATTCCGCTCGAGCGCACCGACCCGCGCAAGTTCCCCGACGTGATCCAGCGCGCGCTCGCCGAGCGGATGATCATCGAGAAGCACACCGCCTTGGAGGCCCTGAAAGAGTGGATGCGGGTCATCAAGAACGAGGGCTACCTGGTGCTGTACGTGCCGGACGAGGACCAATATCCGAAGGTCGGCGAGCCCGGGGCGAACCCCGACCACGCCTGGAACGTGAGCTACGACAAGGTCGTCGACCTCATGAAGAAAACCGGCCACGGCTGGGACCTGGTGGACTTCCAGAAGCGCGCCGAGGGGATCGAGTACTCGCTCTTTTTTGTGTTCCAAAAACGGCGCAGTGCCTGCCACTTCAGCTACCAGAAGGACCCCCCCAAACGCCGTGCCTGCGTGGTGCGCTACGGCGCGTTCGGCGATCTGCTGCAGACCTCGAGCGTGTGCGCCGGATTAAAGGCCCAGGGCTACCACGTCACCCTCATGACCTCCCCTCCCGGCCACAGCGTGATCGAGTTCGACCCGAACATCGATGAGTTCTACCTGCAGGACAAGGACCAGGTCCCGAACCACATGCTCGGCGATTATTGGAAGTACCACGCCGCCAAATACGACAAGTGGGTGCAGCTGTCGGAATCCGTGGAGGGCTCGCTGCTCTCGATTCCGAACAAGACCCCGCACCTCTGGTCGCCGGCCGCCCGGCACCGCTACATGAACCACAACTATGTGGAATTCAGCCACCTGATCGCCGGTGTCCCCCACAAACCGCAGATCAAGTTCTACCCGCGCGAGACCGAGCGCGCCTGGGCGAAGGCCGAGCGGGCCCGCTTGGGCGGCGCGCCGCTGGTGCTCTGGGCGCTCGCCGGCTCCTCCGTGCACAAGACCTGGGACGGCCTCGATCGGACCATCGCCTCGATCCTGACCGAGTTCCCGGACGCGCATGTGGTGATGGTTGGCGGCACCGACGCGCAGATCCTGGAGCAGGGCTGGGAGAACGAGCGGCGGGTGCACTGCAAGAGCGGCAAGTACTCGATCCGCGAGACCATGAGCCTGTTGGAGTTCGTCGATGTCGGCGTCGGCCCGGAGACCGGCGTGATGAACGCCATGAGCCAGCTCGCGTGCCCGAAGGTACTGTTCCTGTCGCACTCGACCGGCGAGAACCTGTGCCGCGACTGGGTCAACACCACCAGCATTGCGAGCGAGTCGACGCACTGTCCGGGCCGGGGAGCCAACGAGGCGCCGGCGTGCCACATGCTGCACTACAGCTGGGAGTTCTGTAAGCAGCACCCGGAGCGCGGCATCGCGCAGTGCCAGGCGGACATCGACCCGGTGGCAGCCTGGCATGTGATCCGAGACGCGATCTACACCACGATCTCGCAGGAGCGGATGAACCCGCACCTGGCATGACCGCCCTCAATCTCAACCTGCTGACCGCCAACACGCCCTCGACCTCGGGCAGCTACACCTTTTCGGTGAGCCAGACGTCGTTGATCCGCCAGGCGTGCATCGACATTGGCGCGATCGACCCGCAGGAGAACCTGACCGCCGCGGAATACTCGGACTGCTCGTTCAAGGCCAACATGATGGTCAAGACCTGGATGGGCAACTCGGACTTTGCCCCGGGCCTGAAAGTGTGGACCCGCAGCCGCGCCGAGCTCTTCATGGGGTACTCGAAGTACGCCTACAACCTGGGGCAGACGGGCGATAACTGGGTGGCCGGCACCACGGGCCTTTCTTACCCCCAGCTTTACGGCCAGACCAACGTCGCCACCACCGTGGCCGGCGGCGTGACGGTGATTCCGGTCGCCTCGGTCGCGCAGATGAACATCGGCGACTATGTCGGGATCTTAAACGGCAACGACATCTTCTGGACCACGATCACGGCGCTGAACCCGGTGCCGAACCCGCCGACGTTCTCGATCCCGGCGCCCGGCCTGCCGAACGGCCTGCAGGCGTCCGGGGTGGCCTATGTGTGGAACTACACCACCAAGGCGGTGCGCCCGCTCAACATCATCACCTGCGTGCTGCGCGACATTTACGCGAACGACACGCCGCTCAATTTCATGACCACCGAGCGCTACGAATCGCTGCCCACCAAGACCGCGCCCACCAACATCGCTGACCCGACCGCGATCCTCTACGAGAGCCAATTCTCGAATCAGCAGCCGAACGGCATCCTCTACCTCGACGTCGCCGGCGCCCAGGACGTGACCAAGCACCTGCACTGCGTGTACCTGCGCCCCACCCAGGACCTGGTGAACCCGGGCGATGCCCCGGACTATCCCCAGCAGTGGTACGCCCCGCTCTGTTTGGGTTTCGGCAAGCAGTTCGCGCCGATGTTCGATTGCGAGTGGACGAAGACCATGGAGGAGAACCTGCAGGAGGCGCTGGCGATCGCCAAGCAGACCGACGCCGCCACCACGGATGTGTTCTTCGAGCCCAATGCCGAGGGCCCGTACAGCCCATGACCACCAAGCTCAAACGCCAGGCGATCTTCGGCGAGGGGATTTACAGTAAATCCGCCGTGGTGACGCGCCAGCGGCGCCTGAACTGCTACCTCGAGGTGCGCAAGGACCAGGACAAGTCCTCGATCGTGCTCTACGGCACCCCCGGCATGGCGCTCTCCTTCAACGCCTCGACCCCGCTCAACTACCCGGCGCGCGGCATCATCGGCAACAAGAGCGCGCTCTACGAGGTGGCGGGCAACCAGATCCTGTCGCTCTCGAAGACCGGCGGGGTGATCTTCACCGGCACCATCGGCACCGCCGCGGGCTTGGTCGGCATGGCGCTGAACCCCACCCAGGTGATCATCGTCGATGGCAGCGCCGGCTACATCTACACCCCCGGCTCGAGCACGGTCGCCACGATCGGCGCCTCCTTCCCGAACGGCGCCAAGACGGTGGCCCAGTGCAACGGCTTCTTCCTGTGCGAGCTGCCGGGCACGAATGAGGTGTTTGTCAGCGCCTTAAACGATGGCACCACGTGGAACGGCCTCTCGTTCTTCGCCGCCGTGCAGTACACCGACGGGGTGCTCGCGGTCGATGCGCTCGGCGGCCTGGTGGTGGTGTTCTCGACCGGGCACCTGGAGTTCTGGCAGAACGTCGGCGCCACCACCGAGCCCTTCCAGTACATCACCAACTCGGCGCTCGAGTACGGCCTGGCCGCGGTCTACGCCCGCGCCCACGTGGCCGACTCGATCGTGTTCCTTTGCCAGACCCGCGAGGGCGGCATTCAGGTGGGCCGGATCTACGGCTACCAGGTGAAGATCGTCTCGACCTCCGACGTCGACAACATCCTGCAGGGCATCGCCAGCACCGTGGGCGTGTCGGACGCCACGATGCTGGTCTACCAGCAGGACAGCCATAAGTTCGTGCAGCTGACGCTGCCCTCCGCGAACAACGGTCTCGGGCGATCGCTGCTTTACGATGTGAGCGAGGACACGTGGGGGGAGACCCAGACCGGGATCGCGCCCGGCGCCGGCGCGCGGCATATCGGCAACCTCTCGGCCACCGCCTTCGGCAACACCTATGTTTCGGACTACTCGAACGGCAACATCTACCAGCCCTCGCCGACCACCTATCAGGACAACGGCAACGTGATCCTGCGCGAGCTCGTGACCAAGACCGGCATCAACGACTTCAACCGCTACCGGGTGAGTCAGATGTATTTCGACATGGAGACGGGCGTCGGCCTGAACAACCCCGCCCTGCAGGGCTACGCGCCGGTGGTGACCGTCGAGCGCTCGCGCGACATGCGCGACTTCGGCCCCGCCCGCATCGTGCCCTTGGGCCAGCTCGGGCAGTTTGTCACCCGCGTGCTGACCCGCCGCTGGGGCACCGGCCGCGCCTTCACCTATCGGCTGCGCATGACCGACCCCGTGCCGTTCGTGGTGACCGCCGGCGCCGCGATCTCGCGCATGCGCGGCCGCGCCCAGGACGCCGCATGACGAGCCCGTTAGGCGGCCAGCCGCTCCCCCCGTTGGACCTCGCCAAGCCCACCTGGTCGGGGTGGTTTTCGACCATTCAGAAGATCCTGCAGGCGACCTCGAGCTCCGGGACCACCGCGCAGCGGCCGACCTCGAACCTGTACGTCGGCCAGTTCTGGTTCGACACGACGCTCGGGTACCCGGTGTGGGTGAAGACCGCCGGATCCTCCCCGGTGTGGGTGAACGCCACCGGGGCGGCCGTATGATGAACTTTCAGCCGATCATGCGCCAGTTCGATCCCGCGCACCGATCGCTGAACCAGCTCACTGCGCCAGCCGAGCTGTGGAAGCGCGGACACGTACCTGCGCGACTACGCCGCAAGGGCCCTTCGGCGACACCGAGACCGTGTTTCTGCGCTTCCCGCCCGCCTCGTGTGAGCGGAACTCGAGCGCGGCCAGCGAGACCCCACGAGTGCGTCTGGATGGACGGGGCGATCCACCTACCCGCAGGCCAGCGCCGGCTGATATTCGATCTGATGCGCGCCTGGTGGAGGCTGAGCGGCTCGGCCGGGTGATGATCAACAAACTGCGTGCCGGGCGGAAGAGTGTCTACCCGCACGCCGACACCCCGGTGCACGCCGAGTACTGGGAGCGGTATCACTACGTCATCCAGTCCGCCCCGGCGCTGCTCTTTCCGGTGCGGGGAGGAGACGGTGCATATGCGCCAGGGGACCTTGTGGTGGTTTCAGAACGCGCTCGAGCACGAGGTCATCAACAACAGCGCGGTCGACAGGATCCACATGATCGTGGACCTGCGCGTCTCGCGCATTCAGGCGGGCATCACGCCCACAAAGGCGGTCCCATGATCACCGTGCTCGAGGAGTCGCTGCTCGATGTGCTGCACGAACTCGTGCCGCTCTTCGAGGGGCACTATCGCGAACTTGCGCTGAACCAGACCGAAGTCCCGCTCTCCCCGCAATACGGGGTCTACACCGCGCGCGCGCAAGCAGGCGGCGTGCTGTGCGTGGTGGCGCGCGAAGCGGGGAAGATCGTCGGGTATTTCGTCGGTTTCGTAGCCCCCGGCCTTCATTACAGCACCTGCCTGACCCTCACCATGGATATTTTCTGGGTAGAACCGAAAGCCAGAGGCCAGGGGGCGGGTAAACTGCTGTTCAAGGAAGTGGAGAGATGCGCCAAAGCGCGCGGTGTGCAGCGCATGTTCGTGGGCTCAAAACTGCACCGCGATGCGAGCTGGCTTTTTCAGGCCTTGGGCTACACGGAAGTCGAGCGCTATTATTCCAAATGGTTAGGAGAGTGACATGGTCGCAGCGGCAGTAATCGGGGCGGCAGCGGTGGGGGCGGCGGCGACCACCTATGCGGGATCGCAAGCGGCGGGCGCTACCACCGATGCGGCGGACACCGCAGCCGGGTGCAGAATAATGCGCTGAACCAGGAAAAACAGCAGGCAGCCCCCTATACCGCGCTCGGCACCTCCGCCCTGCCGCAGTACGAGGCACTGCTCGGCATTGGCCCGAACGCCAACAGCGCCACCACGCTCGCCGCTCTCCAGGCCACCCCCGGCTATCAGTTCACCCAGCAGCAGGGCGAGCAGGGGATCCTGAACGCAGGGAGCGCCGCCGGCGGCCTGTCGGGCAACACGCTGACCGCGCTCGATCAATACAACACGGGGCTCGCCGACAACACCTACCAGAACGCCGTGGGCAACGCCCAGGGCGCGGTCGGGCTGGGCCAGGCGGCTGCCGCCGGCCAGGCGGCGAACGTGCAGACCGGCGCATCGAACTTAGGATCGATCGCCATCAACCAGGGCAACACCAACGCCGGGATCTACGCGAACGAGGCGGCGGGCCTGTCGAAGATCGCCGGCAACACCGCGAACCAGTACACGACGCTCGCGGCGCTCAACAATCAGACGACGAGCACGCCGAGCACCTACACGAGCCAATACTCCCCGCCGCCGGACCCGTCCGCCTCGGGGGTCGATTTCATTTCCGACTTCTACGTGCCCACCTACCGGCGCGCGGCGGCCTGACAGGAGCACCCCATGGCCTTCGACCCCTCCGTCATCTCCTCGATCGGCGACACCCAGGCCGACATCCCGGGCTCGATCGGCAAGGCGCTGACCCTGCGCGGCATGACCGACCGCAACCAGCTGCAGGCGCTCGAGCTCGGGGCCGCGAAGGAGGAGCAGGGCGACGCCGCCAAGGTCAAGGCGATCCTGAAGGACTCCGACTACACCACGCCGCAGGGCCTGGCCGCGACCGCCGCGAAGGTCAACCGCGTGTCGCCCAAAGCCTCGATGGACCTGCTCAAACAAGGCCAGCAGTACCAGAGCGGCCAGGTGGCCCAGCAGCTCGATCAGTACACGCTCGCCGAGAAGCGCCAGGACATGATCGTCTCGACGTTGGATGGCGTGATCGCCGAGGCACGCCAGCTCAAAAACAACGGCGGCTCCGACCTGGACGTGAACGCGCTGATCACCCAGAAGATGCCGCAAGCGCTACAGACGCTGCGCAACGAGAAGCTCCCCGACGGCAAGCCCGCGCTGCCGGACGATCAGCTGAAGATGGTGTCGAGCCAGCCCTTCACCCTGGCGACGCTCGAGTCCTGGGAAGCGAAGTCGAAACAGGGCCAGCAGCAAATCAAGCAGCGCCTCGAGCAGTTCAAGGCCGACACCCAGGCCAAGGCCGAGACGACGAAGGAAAAGGGCGAGACCGAGCACGAACGCCATGACCTCGCCCAGGAGGCGGCCAGCCATGCGAAGGCCGCCGGTTTCAGCGACACGGAGTCGGACCTCCTGGCCGCGCTCGCGGATAAAAACGTGTCGCTGCCGGCGGGCCTGCGCTCCCAGACGCAGATCAAGTCCACCGTCGATGGGCTGCTGCGCAAGCACCCGGAGATGAGCCCGGATGAGATCGCCGAGGGCATCAAGAGCGGGAAGCTGAAACTCGCGGCCGAGACCAAGGGCGCGCAGACCGCCGGCACCCAGATCGGCAAGGTGGCGCTCGCAGCGAACGAGTTGGACACCTTCGGCGATCAGACCATCGAGTCGAGCAAGGCGGTGCCGCGCGGCAAGTTCGTGCCGTGGAACCAGCTCCAGCAGATGGCCGACTCGAAGATCTCCGACCCCGCACTGCTGCGCTTCAAGACCAAGATGCAGGCGCTCGAGAACGCCTACAACCAGTTAGCCGCGCGCTCCGGCACCGATGTGGACAAGCGCGCCCACATCCACGAGCTTTTCAACTCGGCCAACTCCGATGAGGCGGTGCAGACCCTGGTCAAATCCTTGAAGGAGGAAGCGGTCGGCGCCCGCGACGCGGCCGATCGGACCATTGCCGAGACCAGCGGGCAGAGCGCCATTCCGGGCGCCGGCCCGGCTGCTCCCCGTGGAACACCCGCCGCCGCGCCCACCGCGGTCGGCCCGAACGGCCACACGTTGAAGCTCTCGCCGGACGGCAAGTCCTGGGTGGATGCCCAGACCGGGGCGCCCGTTGGCTGATTTACCCCCCCTGCCGCCCGGGTATGCGCTGCAAGGGATGCAGCCGGCTGCTCCCCAGGCCGCCGCGCTGCCGCCCCTGCCCCCCGGTTACCAGCTCCAGCAGCCCGCGCCAACCCCCGCCAAGCCGCCGGTAAAGCCCCAGGCGCCGAGCACGGCCGAGGAGCCCCAGACGTTCGCCGATCTGTTCAAGGCAGGAGCCAAGGCCTGGGGCGAAGGCGTAGCCGCCCCCTTGGAGGCAGCCGCGGCGACCGTCACCGGCGCCGTGGCGAAGCCGGTGGCCGACATTGCGGGCCTGGCGGCGACCGGGGTCGATCTTGCGAGGGGCAACAAAGACGGCGACCCGGCCGGCTTCCAGCGCGAGGTGCAGGAACGGCTCACCTACGCGCCGCGCACCGACTTGGGCAAAGCCACCACCGAGACCATCGGCCAAGTCGGCGATGCCACGATCGGCGCGGCCGGGCGTTTCTCGAAGGACTACTACGGCGGCGCGGCGCGGCTGTTGCACGCCCCGGAAGCAGTGTCCGAGGCGATCGGCAACGCGGCCGAGGAGGCGACCAAGCAGGCGCCGAATATTCTGGGCGCGCGGGTGGCGGGCGAGGTCGGCGCGGCGCGCGCCGGCGCCAAGGCCGCCGCGGGCCCTGCGGGGGCTGCGCAGGCCGCGGCGAAGGCAGAGTCGTATGTTCGAACTCGTGTTGGTCTGGATTGGAATCAAGTACCTAAGGCGCTGCAGGACGAGCTCACCCGCATCGCCAAGTCCTCGGGCGACCTGGAGAAGCTGGATCCGAAGGCCATCGAGCGCCGCGCCGCCCTGCAGGGACTTCGAATCCCGGTCGAGACCACCCGGGCCAAACTCACCCGGGACGCCGCCGACCTACGTCGTGAGGCGGTCGCTTCAAAGACGGATGCGGGTGCACCCATCCGGGAGACGGACGCTCGAGCAAACCGAGACATTCAAGCAAACCTGGAGGTACTGAGGGGGCGCAAAGCCGGGCTACGCGGCGGACTGCACGACCCCAGCGAGGAGGGAGCCCCCTCCACCCCCTCGGTACGCGCCCCCACCAAAGGCACCGAGGACGTCGGCGGCTCGCTCCAGGGGTCGCTGCGGGCCAAGGCGGCGGCCAGCAAGAAGAACTACGACGCGCTGTACAAAAAGGCGCGCGAGACCGAGCCCGACGCCCGCGGCTCGGTCAAGCCCCTGGACGAGCTCCTCACCCGCAACCCCGAGATCCAGCATCTGGGCTGGGTGCAGGGGTGGCTGTCGAAGGCCGCCAAGGCCAAGCAGCTCGCGACCGGCGCCCCCGAAGTAACCCGGCTCGAGGACGCCTCGCTCGCCGAGCTTCACGACCTGCGCTCGGACGCCAACGAGATCGCGGCCACCGGCGGCAAGGAGGGCTACTACGCCAAGAAGGTGGTCAAGACCATCGACGGCATCATGGAGCAGGCGACGCCGGCGGGCGCCTCGGCGTGGAAACAGGCCAACAAGGCGTACCGCGCGCACATGGAGGAGTTCAAGGACCAGGGGATCATCAAGAAACTCGTCACCAACAAGGCCGGCGATCGGGCGCTCGCGTTGGAGAAGACCGCGCAGACCATCGCCAAGGGCTCCCTCGAGCAGATCCGCCAGGTGAAACAGTCGCTGCTGACGGCGGGCGAGGGCAAAGCCCGGTTCGAGGGGCGCCAGGCGTGGAAGGACCTGCAGGGCGAGACGGTGAACCGCATCCTCGAGGACGCGCGCAACGTGGTCGCGACCGATGAGACCGAGCGCTCGGTGCTGACCGCCGCGGCGCTGCGCAAGGGCATCAACTCGGTCGGCCGCGATCGCTTAACCGAGATCATCGGCAAGCGCTCGACCGATGAGCTCTACCGGATCCTGCGCGCCGCCAAGATCACGCGCACCGAGCCTGCCGGCCGGGTGACCGAGTCCGGGACCGTGCCGAACGCGCTGGTGCTCGCCGAGAAGGGCCTCGCGCACCTGATCCCGGGCGGCAAGTACATCCGCGGCGCCAAGGAAGCCATCAAGACCTTAGGCGAGCGCGGCCAGGCGGCCCGCGACACGGAGGCCGCGATCAAGTCCCCGCTGCAGGCCGCGGCCGAGGAGGCCGAAGCGCGCGCCGCCTCGAGGAACGCCGCGCGCCGCCGCCAGCTGACCACCCTGGGCGCCGCCGCGGGAGTCACCCCGCGCGAGCAGCCGCCGCCGTGAAGGTGCTGATCGTGAACATGGACTCGGTCGGTGAGGGCCTCACCCTCGCGATCCGCGCCGCCAAGGCCGGGCATCAGGTGAAGATCTGGTACTCGAAAGACAACCACCCGACCACCGGGGACGGTTTCAAGGGCGTCGAGCGGGTGCCCAACTGGCTGTCCCACGCCAAGTGGGCGAACCTCATCGTGCCGACCGGCAACCACGAGTTCATCCGCAAATTCGATCACCTGCGCCGCGAGGGGATCCGCGTGTTCGGGCCCTCAGCCAAATCAGCGGCGCTCGAGATTGACCGCGCTCGCGGTATGGAGTTCTTCAAGACCGCCGGCATCGCGACTCCAACCTCCCAGGAATTTGCCTCCCTGGAGAAGGCGGAAGCTCACGTCCGGAAGACGGGCGCGCGGTTCGTCTTTAAGACGCTCGGTGATGAGGAGGACAAGAGTTTGAGCTACGTCGGCAAGTCGGCCGCCGACCTGATCGCCCGCCTCGAGCGCTGGCAGAATCTTAAGATGAACCCACAGGGGCCCGTGATGCTGCAGGAAGTCATTGACGGCATCGAGATCGGCGTCTCCCGTTGGATGGGCACCGAGGGCTGGGTCGGGCCGCCGAATGAGAACTTCGAATTCAAGAAGCTCTTGAGTGGCAACTGCGGGCCCAACTGCGGCGAGGCCGGCACGGTAATGAAGTACACCGCCGGAGAATCGAAGCTGTTTAAGGAGGTCCTGGGCCCTCTCGAAGAAAAGCTGGTCGCGTTGGGTCATTTGGGCGATATCGACGTGAACTGCATCGTGGATGAGGGGGGGCAAGCCTGGCCGTTGGAATTTACCACGCGGCTCGGCTGGCCCGCCGCGAACATCATGTGGGCGAGCCACCAGGGCGACCCGGTCGAGTGGATGCTGGACGCGTGCATGGTATCGACTCGCTCGAGACGCGCAACAAAATCGCCTGCGGGGTCGTCCTCGCGCAACCCGACTACCCCTATAGCACCCGGTCCAAAGAAGAACTGGCGGATGTGCCGATCTACGGGGTGACGCCAAGAATGAGCAATACCTTTCCCCGCAGGCGGTGAAGATTTCGAAGATGCCCGACATGGAGGGCGAGAGGAAGGTCATCGAGCGCCCGATCTGGTGTACGACCGGGGACTACGTACTGGTCGTCTCAGGCCAAGGCAGCACCGTGAAGCAAGCATCGGAGCGCGCGTACACCACGCTCAAAGACCTGCACGTCCCCGACATGATCTATCGCGATGACATCGGCGAGAAGCTCGAGGAGGAGATCCCGAAGCTCCAGGCGCACGGGATCGCCACCGAGTGGAGGTACGAGTAAATGGCCACCCTGTATTTGCTGCCGCTGTCGCTGATCCCGCAGTGGTTCACGAATTTAGGGATCATGGCCGCCGGCGGCACGTTGCAGACCTACCTCGCCGGCACCACGACGCCGGTCGCCACCTACACCGACAACACGGGCCTCGTCGCGAATCCGAACCCGATGACGCTGTCCGCGAGCGGCCGGCCGGTATCGGCCTCCGGCGCTCCGGTGGGCTTCTGGGTGCCCTCCGGAACCGTGGTCAAGTTCATCGCCTACGACGCGGCCGGCAACCAGCTGGACGCCTTGGACCAGGTCGCCGCCATCAACGACCCGGCGAGCTCGAACAGCCTGCAATCGTTGCTGGCGAACCCCGCCTCCTCGAACGTTGCGGGCGCCGGGCCCGTGGCCGGGGTCGACCTGGTGGCGAACGCCGTCAAGAGCTACGACACCTTTGCGGACGTGCGCGCCGCCAACTCACCGATCTTGGCCTCCGGGCAGACGTTGAATATCCAGGTGCAGGGCGCGCTCACCGTGAACGATGGTCTGGGCGGTGATTTCTACTGGGTGCCCGCCTCCACAGCGACCGACAACGGCGCCGGGATCTTGAAGCCGAACACCGTGCTCTCCGGCTCCCCGGGCCGGTGGATCCGCTTAGGGACCCCGCCCTTCGGTGCGTCGTTCACCATCCCCTCGGCGCTGCTGACGGATCTCGGCACCTCGCCGTCCAACGTCGTGAATGTCACCGGCACCGCGAGCATCGGCGGCTTCGGTAACACGGCGAGCATCGCCCGACCGCTGTACCTCGTGACCTTTGCCGCCTCGCTCACCCTGATCAACTCGGCGGTGATGGTGCTGCCGGGCCTCGCGACCCAGAACATCCAGACCCTCGCCGGCGACTCGATGCTGGTGCAGAGTACTCTGCGTTGATACCACTGCTT